CTAGAACCGTCAACAGCCGGTTCTGCGCCGTGATGCCGCCTTCGCGGAACGGCGCGTTGAGGGCTTTTTGTTCGTCAAACGCCTTCTGCTGCGCGGCGGTGGAGGCGGCAATGCCTTCCCTCTGCGCGTCAGCGGCTTTGCTTGAACTGTAGATGGACGCGCCAGCGCCGACTAGTCCTGCACCGGCAATTGCGACTGCGACCATTTTAAGCCCCTATCCATTTGGAATAGTACGTCTCGATAGGCTCCAAGCCCAGATACCGGAACAGACTGCCGCAGTCTTTGTGAAGCTTGGAGCCGTAGAACATGCGCTGCACGCCTCGCCTTTTCGCTTCTTTTTCAACCGCCCGGAACAATTTTACGCCCGCAAACCCGCCCCGAATGTCTGGGTGGGTCCAGAAGATGTCCATCGTCAGCGTCAGACAGGTGCCGTAATGCAAGCCGGGCGCGACGATCCCGACAAAATAGCCTACTAGCCGCCCTTTGTCACGCAGGGTTATGACCATCAGTTCGCCAGCGGCCTCGCGGGCGGCGTACACGTGGTACTGCGGCGCAAGCGGAACTTTGTCCTTGTTGAGCGCCAGCTCCTCCCAGTGCTGCGGAAAGAGCGGCTGGACCTCCACGACGAACTCAGACCACGGCTCGACTTGGGTGGTCAGCATCATGCGCTCCGAATGTCCACGATGCAGACGATCCGGTCGTCGGCGCTGTTGTTCACCACGGAGTGTTCGGCCTTGTTGTTGATGAGCCAGATGTCGCCGGAGCGGAAGTTCACCGTCTCGTCTTCAATATTAAACAGCGCGCCGGGCAGGCTCTGGAGCGCGATCTGGTAACGGGTGTAGAACGTCGCAGGTGCGCCGGAGTCCACGTGCGGCGTGATGACCGCGCCCGGCGGCAGACGCGTGACGATGCAGCGGCCAAGCTGCACGCCGTTGACGCGGTGGATCAGGTCCAGAATGAGCGCCCGCAGTGGCTTAAGAACGTCCCACGCGCGGTACGGCTGCACCTGGATGTCGTTGACGATCTCGCCAGACGCATCGTTGAACATGAGCCATATGTCGCTGGCTGCTGCGTGCGCCGTCTCGGCGTGCGTCGTGCGAAGCGTGTGCTCGTCCCACAGGTCTGGATTGACCATGAGCGCGTGCAGGACCGGGGTAACGTCTACACCCTCTGCGATCTTGAGAAAGTTTTTCACAGGGGCAAAGCTCCAAGAGCGTCATACATTGTCGATCCACCCCTGCGCGTACAGGTTTGCAGAGGCCGTATCCGAGAACCAGTAGACGTTGGTGGTTTCCAGCATCATGGTGCCTTGAATGCCCGCAGGAACGCCAAAGTTGCTGTTGTTGCCCGAAAACAGCATTGCCAACGACGACGAAGCGGGGACCGCAATGGCGTTGTTGGGGTGCGCGCCCATTACGGCGTTGACGTTGGCTTTTACCGCGCCGACCACAATTGCCCCCGCCGTTGACGGGGCAAAATTGGCGACGGCAACCGCAAGCCACACTCCGGCGCTGCTGCCGGTTGCCATTACAGGAAACCCCGCTGCGGGCGTAATATACTGCGCCTGCGTGCCGTACTGGATCGTGCGCAGGAGGTTCGACGAGGCGTCCGTGCGGACCCAGCCGATGCGGCCCTTGTGGGTGTAGCCGCTCGGCATTGTCGGAGCCGTCGCGCTGAGCGACAGCAGCCCGGCCACGGTCGTCTCGTTATAGATGGCCCAGACAGCGTACCAAGAGCTGGCCGCAACCGTGCCCGTGTCCAGAGCGTTAGCGCCGGTCGTGCCGGTGCCCAAGGTCAGGCTGATAGTATTTGGCGTGTACGTGCCGGTCGTACTGCCGATGGCGATCTGCGTGGCTGTGACCGTGACCGCCGTGTTGGATGTGGCTTGAATCTTCAGCCCGCTGGACAGGCCGGGCGGAATGCCGCCGCGTGGCGATGCGGCCCAGATCGACCCGGTGCTGACAAGCCCGTTGCCAATCGTGCCGGGCGCGACGGTCTGCACGGTTGAGATACCGTTGCCGAGCATGACCGCGTTGGCCGTGATCGTGGACAGGCCCGTGCCGCCGCTGGCCGCGCCGAGAGGCGTGGTCAAGCTGACGATGTTGCCGTTGGTGATAGAGCCACCGTAGACAATATTGTTAATGAGCTGGAACGTCGTGCCGTCGTACTGCACCCACGTCAGCTTGCCAATCTGGACATCGCCAGCCGTCAGCGTTGCGCTGCCGTTCTTGGTGATCGACTTGGCCGCAAGCCCGTCAATGCTGAGCGTCGCCGCCGCCGTGTTGGTGTTGGCGGCAATGAAGGCGTACGTCGCGCCCGCTGCGTAGGCGGTGAGGGATGGCGTTGCCACCGCTGCAATAGTGTTCGTGCCGGTAACGCTGCCCAGCAGCGAGTTGATGCTGTAGGGGTCGTTGATGGCCGGGAGGCCGTCGTAGGTGCCGACCAGCACGTTGACCGAGGTCTGGACGATGAACTTATAGAGCGTACCGGCTATCAGCCAAATCTCGTTGGGCGTGCGCCCGGCAGCGTCCAAGATGATCGGGTTCGTGTTGGCGACCGCGCCGGTCGAGGTCGTGTAGGTCGCCAGCGGCGTGGTCGTGCCCGCCGCGTAGGTGTAGACCTTGCCGCCGGTCAGCGGGTTGCCGTTGTCGTCGAAAAACTGCGCTCCAGCGCCAGCGAAGGATGACAAATTGTAAGAGGTCATGTGTCCGTCCTATGCTATCTGGGTCACGTTCAGAAGGATGCTGGCGGCAGACGGCGCGGTTATGGTCGTGTTAGCAGCAATCGTACGAAGCTGCGTTACCCCGCCGAAGGAATTACCGTAAAATTCTATATACGCTGCGGCCGGAAGTTGCAACGTAAGGTCAAGGGTGTGGGTGCTGTACGCCTCCGCGCTGCTACCCGCGCCGAACACGGTGACGTAGCGCAGGGAGCCTGGCACGTCCACGCCGCTGACGCGCGCCCACAGGGCAATGGTGTACGCCGTCGTGGTGTTGAGGTTGTAGAGCTGGAACGAGGCGTTTATGGCGTACAGCCCGGCGTTGGCGACCGTCACCTGCGACGATGCTACCGACACGCCGTTGCTCAATGCGGTGTCCGTGATGGACACCCGCGTGGTGGTGTTTGACACCCACGTCGTTGTCTCAAACCCGCTGAACGTCCCGTAAGCAAACGAGGTCAGCCGCACGATCTGTTCGTAAACGAAGTTGAAAAACCGGAACCACTCGCGGGTGATTAGCCCGCCTTCCTTCTCGGTTATCGGGACGCGCGGTGCCGGGATCTGGCTGTCGTTAAGCATTGGTGCCGCTCGCGATCAGCTCCGCGCCCATGATGTAGATTGGCACCGGGTCCGTACCGGATATCTCGTACACGCGGTCGCGGATCTTCAGCGTCATGCCCAGCCTGCGCCAGAACACGCGCTTGCCGTACGCGCCGATGGCGCCCATCGAGGACCACCGCTCGCGGCTCCAGGTATGCCCGCCATCGTCAGAGAAGCGCATCATAACCTGCGGGTCGCTGCCCTGCCCGTCGTTGAGGCCCACGCCCGACTCGCAGTCGAGTTGCAGCGTGTGGTTGGCGACGCGCTTGAGGTTGTTCTGACCGGTGGGCAGCGCCCGCCACGAGCGCAGCCACCGCTGCGTCTGGTCGTCGTCGGCGTAGAGCGTCAGATCGTAAGCGTAGAGCTTGCCGTTCTGGTAGTCGCCCACGATGGTCTCGTCGCTGAAGAACATCTGCATGGACGCCCGCTGGCGGGTGAAGGCTCCATCGTTGAAGCCCGCCCGCTCATGCCACGCTTGTGTCGCAACATCGTAGACCCACGTCGCGTTGGCAGACGGGAACGACAACACGTAGAAGGCGTGGCCGTCCTGCTGGTAGGTGTAGGCCGTAGCGTCAGCGATGTTGGGGTACTGCTGGATTTGCCACTCGACAGCGTGCGTGCTGACGCGCACGCCCGTGTAGCCGTTGGCGCGGTAGACAATGCCCTTGCCGCGCGCGTCAGCGCCCAGCCAAAACAGGGCGTTGTCGAGTTTGGCGACCGAGAACGTCGCAGCGCAGCCAATCTCGTTGAACGCGCCTTGGATGCGCTGGAGCGGAAACGCGGCCGCACCGGAATTGTACCAGACCTCGACCGAGTTGGTGCCGAAAAGCCACACTTCGGAGTGATCCACAATTGACGAGATCAAGCCGTCCGGGTCGCCTTCGGCGCTAGCGAAGTCCAGCGGGTCAATCGACGTGCCGTCCAGAAGCTGCGTGACCCACACCTTTTGGCTGTTGGGTTCAATGAAGACGAAATAGCCGCTCAGATACGAGACGGTCAGCGCGCCGGGGAAGTCCGGGTCGGTGATGGCTCCGAACGCCAGCGTGCTGTTGTTGTAAATGTAGCTGGGGCCACCGCACGCAATGAAGAGCTGGATGCCGTTGTCGGCCATCGACACCGGGCCGTCGTTGGCGACCGTGCCGAGCAGCAAAGTGTTGTACGCGGGGTCCATGCGGTAGAGTTCGTTGCCGGACACGACGTAGGCGAAGTTGCCGTAGGCGTGCAGTCCTCTGATAGGACCAAGGCCCACCGTCGCCAGCCGACGCAGGCCGGGCGCGCGTTGGAGGAACGCCGCCTGCTTGCCACCTTCGGGTACGATCTCTGGAAAGAGATTGACCATACGGTTGTCCGCAGCGTTGACGCTGCGGGCTACGTACGCAGAGCCAAGGATGGGCGTCTGCATTAATAATTTCCTGCAAAAATATTATAGCGTTGGCGTGTACCGACGATGCTGTAGGGCAGCGACATGATGTCGTCAGGGTTGTTGATGCGCTTTAAGTTGCGCTTCGATGTCATCGCAATGCGCGACACCGTGGGCGACGGTTCAACGCCGAACTCCGGGGCGAACTCGCAAGCCAGATTGTAGCGAAACGCGCGGAGGTAGCCCGGCGGGAAGGTCAGCGCGGTAGCCAACAGCGCCGGCTGCGTCAGCTCCTCAACCGAGACGAAGTGCCACTCCAGCGTTTTGGTCGGCACCGGGTAGACGTACATTTCGATGTTGGGGTAGCTCATGTTGATCCAGATCACCTGCGGGTAGGTGCTGGTGACAGTCTTGACGGCGATGCCGTTGTACTGCTGCTGGTTTAGGATCTTGATGCCGTAAGAGATGCCGTTGGCCGGGTCTTTGAAGTAGGTCGAGTCGTCCAGCAGGATCGGACGGTTGCCGACGAAGTCGCCGGTTGGCCCCAGTGTGCGCGAGATGAAGCCGGGTAGCCAACTGAATACCTGGTCTTGCGTGGAGAACACGCAAAGGCGCTCGGTGTTCCACGAGTCAATCATCTGGTTGAGCGCGTTCAACGCATCCTGCGACGTGGCCGCAGACGGGGTTTCGCCTTCGGCTAGGACGCCGAGGAGACGAAGCGCGCCATTAATCTGATCGCCCGCTGTCGTTGTCATCTGCCGCTACTTCCTCAACCAAAGGACGACGCCCGCGCCGTCTGGAGACCAGTTCGTTAGCCGACGCACTTACCGCAGGCTGGCCGGGAGTATAGCGCGTCCAGCCGTTCTCTTCATCATAAATCGCTTCGAGGTCCATCGTGGCGACCTTGGTGCCGTGGTCCGGGTGGCGCAGATAGATGTGCATAGAATTTCCTGTAAAAGTTGGCCCCTGCCGAAGCAGGGGCCGGTTTGCTTAGGAGATGGCGTAGAGCGCCCAAGAACCGTCAGCAGTTTTACGCGCGCGGAAGGAGCGCACGGTGCCAGCCGTGGCCGCAACGGTCATAAGACCCTGCGAGCCGCTGCTGCCGATGGTCCAGCCAGTGTTGGTGGTCACGGTGATGACGCCCGCCGTCGTCGTGTTGATGACGCGGAAGTCAAACGTGGAGCCGGGTTTGGAGTTTGTCAGCAAAGCGTCAAGGTCGGTCGCCAAAGGCAGCGTGTAGGCCGCCGTCGTCGTCGGCGTGCCGATGATGATGCCGTTGGTGAGCTGAGCAGCCGTCAGCGTGGCGCTGTCGGTTGCCGTAGTCGGTACAGCGGCAACGGTGAGTTTTACTTCATTCAGGTTGCCATCATTAAACTGATAGCCACCGCCAACAGAAGGGAGAGCCATGTTAAGAGCCTTTCAAGAAAAGGAGGTGCCCCCGGCGTCGGCCGGGGGCGGGTTAGGTTAGCCCCAGAGGCGAGCGGCCATCTGCGGACGAATTGTGCTGAAGCCGTACAGCACGTCAATACGACACGGCATACGGTCGTTGTTGATGTCGTACTGGCGCACAATGCGGAGCGAGATGCCGTTGTGGACCTGACGCGAGGCCATATCGACACCCTGCGGAAGCAGAAGGTCGGCGGTGGCGAAGGTGATCGCGTCCTTGTGGTACACAAGGTTCTGCGGGTAGTAGGTGCTAGCCGAACCAAGCAGGGTGACGGCAGCGGCGGCCACGGGAAACGCATCAACGCTCGCGAGGGCGTTCGTTGAAGTGTAGATGGCCGGGGAGAACGTGACGCTGGTGAACGCCGTGCTGGCCGAAGTGACCGTGTTGGTCACAACGAACTGCTGGAGCGAACCAGTGGACTCACGAACCTGCGGGTTGACCGCGTACACGTTGGCAATTGTGAAGACGTCGCCGGGGACGAGGGTCTTCGCGTTGGTGGCGCCAGAGAACGAGATCGTGCTGATGCCCTGCGTAGACAGGGTAGACGTGACCGTGAGGGAGTCGGTACGCACGGCCGAACCGGTCAGGAACTGACGGATCGACTGGGACATGTTGACTTCTTCAAGGCCGAGGATGCCTTCGCCCATCATGCCGTTCTTAAACTGGCGGCTGATGGTGGAGGTCGGGTTGAAGAGGCCCTTCATGCCTTCGACAAGGCCAGCGTTCGCAGCCGGGTTGACCGTCGCATAGCGCGGGGACATCGGAGTGGCGAACTCGTTCAGCTTCTGCTGGGCCTGAAGCAGGACAAGCGAAGTGGACGGGACGGTGCCGGGCGTGCCAACCGAGTTGTAGATCGACTGGAACGAGTTGGCGACATCAGCGTCGATGCTGGAGGCGAGCTGCGAGATACGCGGCTTGAGCACACGTTCCGCAAAATCGTCAAGCTGCATCGTCAGCTCAGCGGACGTGAAGTTCACGCCGATGTGCTTCTGCGAGGAGACGGTTAGGGTCGTGAACTGCTCGTTGTCGTCCTGAACTTGAAGCGCAGCGCCGTCCGTGACCAGAGCGCGGTCGGGCAGGCGGATGCGGAGGGTCGAGCCGATCTTAGCGCCTTCAACGGCGAACGAGTCGTCGTACTGGCGGTTGACGTTGCGGGTGATGACCAGGTTGTTCTCAAGGATTTCAAGAGACTTCCGGGTGATCATGTCGATGGTAAGAAGGCTGTTAGCCATTGTTTTACACTTTCAAGAGCTAGCGGTTGCGCTGCGCTTCCTGCTTCTTAATCTGACGCATACGCTCGGCTTCGATCCACTCCGACGTGCTCATGTTCTTCATCGAGCGGGGGTCGGTGGTATCGTAAACCTGCTTGCCAGACGATCTGGCATTTGCAATCGGATTAATAGGCGCGGGAGCATTTGAGGTCTTTTTAATCGGAGGGCTTGCAGCCAGTTTGGCTTCAATTCGACCGATCTCTCGCGCTTGCAGGATGGGCGGAAGGGCAGCAATACGGCCAGCTTCCTTCGGGTTGGACCCAAGCCAGTAGATGACATCGGGGCCGTTGTCCGAAGACTGGATCGTCTGGGCCATCACGTCTGTGACGGGGAGGTTTGGGTTGTACGCGACCTGTTCAAAGTCGTCGTAACGGACCCGCGCGTCCTCTTCCTTTTCGTGATAGACATCCAGAAGCTGAGCTTGCTGCTTTGCTGTCTCGCGCCGGGCCAACATTTCTTGAGCTTTGCGTTCGGCCAACGCTTCCGCGTAAGCCTGTGCATTGTCAAAATCGTTAACGTCGGGCGGTGTGACTGAGACGGCCCTTCGGGCCTCAAAGTCCGCAACGCGCTGGGCCTGCTCTCGTTCCCACTTACGCTGTTCGCGTGCAAGACGCTTTCCGACAATTGCGTCAAGTTCTTCCTGTGTGAAAGACTTTGAGGCTTCCGTCGTGGATTCATCCGGCGGGGTATCAACAGGAACAGGAGCTGCCGTGGCTTCTGCAACCGGCGCGGTGTCATTCGCTGGTAGGTCTAGAGCTTCATCGCTCATATGCTGAGTGTCCTCACGGATACCTGGTGAACCTCACCAGTACGGTTAGGGCTTGACATTACGACAAGGCGTCGTCGGCGTCAAATATCAGACTGC